ATCGTGCTTGCCGTAGATGTTGTCGTACAGCACTGCGCATTCCACGTCGGCAGGAGCGGCCGCCGGACGTTCGGGAGGTGCCGGCGGTTCTATAGGAGGAGCGGATTCGGTCGTTTCTGGCTGCTCGTTGCCTGGAAGCTGGCCTTGCGCCGGGGACTGCCCATCCTCTGCGGCCGCATGGGGCTGCTGCTCGGCTTGCTGGAGGACTTGGGCATCGGGTTGCACCGCGGCATCGTCTGCAGCGCTTGTGGCTTCGGAGGTCTGATTCGCTTTGGTTTGCTTTGCCATGTTCGCAATTCCTCGGGTGTGGGGCGACCGGGAGGGCCGCCCCGTCAGGGAGAGTTAGGCTGCAGCGCCGTGCTTGAAGGTCTTCACGGCACCGCCCACATCCACCAAGTTGCCGCCCGAACGCATCCACGCCAGGAAGCCCACCTGGCCCTTCTTGGTGTAGGCCGAATCGGTAAAGCGGAATAGCGTCACTGCCATCACGTCGCGAATCTTGTAGTAGCTAAAATCACCGAACGCGATTGACACCGCCGAAGCGGCCGGCGAAGCCACATGCTGATTGATCACGATGTCGCGATTTAAAAGACGATCCGGTGCACCGCCAGGATTACCCTGGTCATAGCCCGGAACGAAGATGGGCCGGCCCTGGTCGTCCTTCAATTTGCGGATCATCTTCAGCATATCGTCGTGGAACATGTACTTCGCGTTCGGCCGGTAAGCCGGGTCTACGCTGTGCTCCAGGTCGACTAGGTCGTCGTAAGTGATCGCGGCAGTGGCAGCGACTGCGCCAGTTTTACCGACCGAGGCTGCAGTGATCACACCGTTAGGTTCGCTGACACCGGTGCCTAGGGTGAACTTGCGATTCGTGATGCGACCCAGGCGAGTTTGTAGGCGGCCACGGATGAAGGCCTCGATGTCGGCTGAGGAATCCTGAAGTAACTCCCACGGCACAGTGATGACTTTGGAACTGAACTTGTAGACCGGCAGCCCCTTGGTGCCGAAGTCCGCATCGTCGTCAGTAGCCGAGGCGTTTTCGCCGACGATCTCACCTTCTTCGCTGGTGCCGTCCGAGGTCGGGAAGTTCATTGCGGCACCAGATCCGGTGCGGATGACATCCGCCACAGTGCGCATACCTCCGTAGGACTTCAGCGCATCCAGGATCGACGTGGCCACGGTCGACGGCACCGTGTAACCACCTTCACTGTCCGTAGTCGTGGACATCGTGTTATGGATGGAGGCCAACTCTTCGTCCGACAGACCGCGCTCGCCGTTGCGGCACCACTTATCGAACACGATGACCCTGCCGTCGTCATTCACCCGCGCTTCGTGTTCACGACCGCCACGCTCGCCAAACTCTCGCTCGGCCGTCAGGTCCATGACCTTCTGGTGCCGCTCAATCGCTGCGTCAATGCGCTCGATTTCGTCAATGAAACCGTCGTACTGGGTCTGGTGCTCGTCTTTCCAGGAGGCACCGGGGTTTTGGTCCAGCAGGTTGCGGGCTTGTTTTGCCAGCGCGTTACGGCGCTCCCGCTCGGCTTGCAGGTTGAAAGCCATGTGTAGTTTCCTTTAGGGTAGAAAGTAAAAAGCCGCCCGAAGGCGGCAACAGGAACTGCGTGCGGGAGCCGCTTACGCAGGGGCGCGCTCAAGCAGCGCAAGACGCCGCTCCAGCTCGTTTCGGTGAGCCTGGATGGCTTCGGACGGGTCGGCCTGTTCGGGCTTGGACAGGTTCTTCGGGGCGTTGCGGTAGGCGGACAGGTTCCAGGCGTTCTTGGCCTTTTTATCCACGACCTCAATGACTCGATCCGCGAAACCGTTCTCGACGGCTTCGTCGGCCGTGAACCAGGTCTCTTCGTCCATCCAGCTGACGATCTGTGCGGACTCTTTCCCGGTGCGGCGGCTATAGTCGTTCGCCAGGCCAGCATCGATCTTGCCGAGCAACTCGATGGTTTTAGCGAGCTCAGTCTTGTTGCCGATTGCGATCGTCCAGGCGTTGTGGATCATGAAGCCTGCGCCCTGGGTGATTTCCACTTCATCGCACGCCATGCAGATTCCCGTGGCGGCAGAGGCGGCCAAGCCGTCGACGTGCGCGATCACCGTCGCCCGGTGCTGGCTGATCGCCGTCATCATGGCGCGGGCGGCAAAGACATCGCCGCCGGGTGAATCGATGCGCAGGTGGATGATGTCCGCGTCCAGGGCTGCGAGCGTCTTCGAGAATTCGGTCTCGTCAATGTCACCCCACCAGCCACCGATCACGCCATGCAGATAAACGGTCGCTTCGGTGCCTTCGGACTCCGCGCGCAGCGGCGTAGAGCGGTCGGCGTTGTCGCGGGCCAGCTGGAGCAATTTAGGAATTGTCATCGTCGTCCTTTTTCAGATCATCATCGTCATCATCGGGGCCGCTATTCGAAGTGGCGCGGCTGGAGGGGTCCGGCTTATACAGCACGTCGCCGCCCTCGACCGGCGGTAGATTCTTCAGGCGCCGTACCTCGTTCACAGTCATCCAGCCCTGGGCGCCAGGACCGCCGAGGGCTTTTCCAAAGTAGGTGGATTGCGACTTGCTGTCGCCGGCCAGGAAGCCTTCAACGTTGTGCTCGGTAAAGAAACGAGGCGAGCGGAAGAGCTTCCGGTTCAGTTCGTCTTTGATGCGCTTCAGATGCGGGCCCAGGGTGTTCCTGACGAAGCCGATGTACATCTGCTCGATGCCTGAGCCCCAGCTGGTCGACTTGGTGGTCTCGCCGATCATGTGGGGCGGCACGCCGAAGGCCCGAGCAATGTCAATCACCTGCCACTGGCGGGACTCGAGCAGCTGCTGGTCCACCGCCGACATGGTCAATTCTTGAACTGCGAGCCCTTCTGTGAGTATCAATGGCTTCTTTCGATTGCGACCACCGTTGACGCCGCCGTACTTCGCGACCCATGCGTCGCGAAAACTATCTTGTTGCGCCGGCGTCATCTCACCGGGGGCCGTGATGGCCACTTCTGGCTTGCCGCCTTCGCTGAAGAACTGCCCGGCGTGTTCGTCCCCGCGAATGGCGATGCCAATACCATTGCGGGCCCCCCACTGGATGACGGACATCGATTCGATGCCGTTGAAACCGAAGCCGGGGAAGTGCAGCACGTCGTCCTGGTCCGCCGTGAAATAGCCTTTATCGTCATGGAAGGTGTATTGCAGGCGCTTGGGCGTTTTCGGGCTGCTGCGCGGTTGCTCCAGGATGTCAACCTTGCCGCGCGGCCACGGTATCAGATCCACCATGGCGCCGGCCCGATTGCGCACGATGTAGGCCAGGCCATCACCGCGCAATAGCATTTGAGTAACTAAAAACTCCCAAGCAGCGGTCGCAGGCCAGGCGGAGCAGAACTGCTCGTTCAGTATCCACCAGTAAGGATGATCGGCACGCGTGCGCTCCCCGGCGACCCGTTCATAGATGGGCAGCGGCAGCTGAGCGGCGGATCCGGAAATGAGGCTCACGCAACCGTAGACGGCAGACACGCACATGGCCGTCTTGTCATTGACCACGGCCCCCGATGACGTCACGGGGTCGCCGAAGATCTCGAACATCTTGACCTTGTCAGACGACAGCGCGGTCTCGCCGTCAACCATGTTGCCGATGGTCGGCTCCATGCGAGCGGCGGGCTCCGGGGCCGTCCAGCTGTCGAAAAGTTTTCTTAGCATCAGTCGATCACCACAAAGCCCTGCTTGATTTTCTTGAACCCGGCGATCGGATTGAGCGCCATGAGGGTCGCAGCATCCAGCAGCGCCATGAGCGGGTCGATCTTGGCGGTCCCGCTGGCCTGCTTGGTAATGAGGATGCCGTTGGCGCGCTGCTCGACGCGGGCATTACCCACCACCCAAGCCATCATGGGCCGGCCGCCGTGGATAAAAGTGCCCTCGAGCAGCTTGCGTTCGACGGTCTTGATGACGCCGCCCATTTTGTAGCCCTGCGTGACCGCCACCAGCAATTCAGCGGGGATACCAGCACTGTCGAACTCCTCCTCGAAGCTGATGCCGACCTGGTCAAGACCAATGGCATTCTTTTCTGGGAAGAGGCCACGGTCATGAATCATGGCAAGGGTTTCGGCCAGCTCGCGCACGTCGTC